TGCCTTATAATACCTGCATTAATAACTACATCCATCCCAACACCACAACTCTGACTGAATATTACCCTATCTTGAAAATCTCCTATAATTTCATCTGAAGTTAGATAAGATTTACCATTAAAGTCTCTATAATGTATCGTTTCTCCACCAGTCGGACCAATAAGTTTTTTAATGTCTAAATAAGATTGTGAATCACCTCGTTGTGTTATACAATATTGTCCAGTTTGACCATCAATTTCGATACCTCTAGCAAATAACTTTGAATTGTTCCATGGAACTAAACCAAACCCATCACCAATATTAATTTTATTAAATTCAAAAATAGATTCAGAATCACCTCTCATAAAATGAGCAATACTCAAACTACCACCACCTAAATTAATGTCAACATGTCCGTAGATATTACATGTGTCGGCAGTGTAAGTATTTGGTTGTATTGTATTGTTGGCACCTAAATTAAAAACGCCTATTAATGAACCACCTCTATCGGGTTGGTTTATCGTTGCACCAGGTTCAAAATAAAAGTTACCATTTTCGTATTGTATTTCATCTTCTGTATAACTACCAGGATAAACATGAATAAGTGTGTCACCAGTTACTGTTGATGCGGATAATTCAGCCACAACAGTATTTCTAGCTGCGGTTATTGTTTTAAATGGGTTATGTAAATCACCTCTAACCGCAGTTGAGTCGTCACCAGTTGGTGATACGAAGTAAGTGTTATAGATATCAATATTAGAACTGATACCACTTAATGAGACATTAAACGTAGTCTCAACACTATTCCCACTAAAATCTATTGATGTCGTACCTTCGTTGTAGGTCCCACCACTAACATAGAAGTTATCGGTAGTAATTCCAGACAACATAGAGCCGTCACCATAATAAGTTGTTGCTGATATAGTTGTTGCCGACAACTCATCTATACTAGCGTTAAATGTTGTTCCGCTATTGTCGCTTATACTAAAAGTATTAATGTTGTCATATGTAAATCCAGTTACATATGTATCTTGTGATGTGGCCGCACTTATTATTGACTGAACATCTCTGTATTCAATATCGCCAGTAGAAGAATTTCTGCCTAATATTTGAATTAAAGAATCATCATTTGTAGGTGTATTTACTAAATTTAAAGTATCAGCAGAAAGTATGGCTTGAATATATGTGTTACCAGTTACGGTACCTCCGCTTAAAGGTAAAAATTTATCGTCTACTTTGAAAAAATATTGTCCTGCCACTTTTTAATTTTTTATATATTATTAATATCTTCTGCAATTCTTATATTTATTCCACCCTCTCTAGGTAAAGACATTTTTGTTCCATCTGCAAAAAAAAGTTCAAACTCACCAGTATAACTCCCAGCAATAGCAGTATCACCTTCTTTCCAGTTGTATTGTATAATACCGCTAGAGGCAGATATTGTTTGAGCTGACTGAGATGATATCATTAAAGCTCCACAATCATCAATCATTGAAAAATCAATTCTTGTTATAGAACTCAAGCTAAACCTATTCCACCCACCCAAACATCCTTTGTCATATACGGTAGCTATCAAAGCTGGGGCAGTGTCGTTTCTTTTTATTATAAATGGTTTTTCTCCTCTTGCCATATTTTAACTATTAACTATTTCTAATCTTATTTCTTCTGTATTTAATCTTATATCTACATTTTGACCTATGACAATAGGTTTAAATTTAAACCTTGTAATTAAAGTCTTTTCGGGACTATTATTTGTATACTTAACTAACCAATTTATTTCATAAGTGTCATCAATATTATATAATCCTGGGTCGAGTTCGACATAGTATTTTCCAATAGATTCTTTTATAACTACAGGACTCTCTACATCAGTTCCGCTACCTAAAATTTTTACTATAGATGAAATACTTACTACATTTATTAGAGTGTAAATGTCACTACCAACTGTAGGTTCAGATTGAATACAATAAAAGTCTCTATAAATCCTTAAGTAAGCCATAATAAAAAAGATAAATTCTTCTTCAAATAAATAGTAACAAAAAAGGAGACTGTTACGAAAACAGTCTCCTTTTTTATAATAATATTTTAACTTTATTTAAGCGTTAAGAAGACATCTATCAGGTTGTACGTTAATTTTAACCTTAGAAACATCATCAGCGCTATAATCATAATCATCAAATGATGCATTTGTAATGAAACATCCAATCATAGTCCACTTTTCAACTTCTACACCAACTGGGTCTAGCGCTTTTAATACTAAATTTTTCTTGTATCCTACAGCATACCCCATTCTGCCTGTTGCAGATTCAGCATGAAGCCTTACCCATTCCATTACTTTTTGAGTAGTAGATGGTCCAATAACATCAATAAACTCAATGTCAATTGCTGACCACTTGTATCTACCAGCAACGAATGTACTAGTGTTCATGTATGGTATTTCTGTACTTCCTATTTCTATAGTTGGTTTACCTGATGTTTGTACGTTAAAAGATTCTATTCCTAATTCTGATGGAAACTCTAGTACAAATCTATTTTTTCTTTTTGGTTCCTGTTCTACAGGAACTGGTCTAAACATTACAGCCATTTTATAATAATTTAATTTGTTTCTTTAATTATTTATAAATATTAAGCAAAAAAAAATATTAGGACATATTTACATTTTTTTTTAAATATATATAATATCATTATGATTATATATATAAATTACCTACAGCTTCTCTAGCTATAAACTATATATACAACATTATTTAATTTCAATATTTTTAATAAATGTCATAAAAATTATAAATAAAAAAGGAGACTCTTTCGAATCTCCTTTCTTTTAATTTAGTTTGTAACTGTCTGATAGTCATATTTTTAAAAATCTTCAAACCTCGCGCCAGTGGGAAGGACTTGAAACGTAAGGTCTATAAACTCTGCAGTTCTAGTAGGTTTCAATTGAATCTTACCAACCAACGTATTTCTATCAACAACTTCTGGTGGATTATTAGACTCATCCATTATAACTCTAAATCCAGTTAAACCTCTTTGGTTTTGAATTTGCAATAATAATGGCTCTACTTTTGCTAAGAATTGGTCTCTTAAAGTTTGGTCATTTTGCTCAAACAATAAAGTTTGAGATGTCGCAGCAACTACTCTTCTAATTTGAAGAAGTAATCTTCTTACGTTAATTCTATCAAGTGCAGATTGTCTTACTTGAAGGGTTTTTTGTCCATATATTACAACTCCTTGTTGTACAAAGGTTGCAACTGGATTTATTCTTCCGTCATATAAGGTGTCTCTATTATTTTGGCTCAATTTAATATCAGCTCTTCTAACTGAATTTCCCATAGTACCTCTATTGATACCTGCTGGAGCAAACCAAGGGAATGCTATATTGTCAGTTAAGCCTATAGCTTTTACAACCTCAGCAGTAGGAGCTATATAAACAAATTTACCTGTTGTTTGGTCTTCTATTTGTACCCAAGGCCAGTAAGTAGCTGCATAATTAGAGTCTATACCTGTATCCTGCATTGCAAGAACAACTTCTTCTGAAGTTCCTTTAGATATACTGTCACTTAATCTTGGAGAGTCAATTATATAAAGCGTATCAGCTCTATCCTCCATTGTTTCTAAGGCATGCTTTACAACTTCTTCATTAGTTGAAAAGTCAATTCCTGGTGTTGCGAAAAGATTTATATCTACCTCTTCTGGATTTTGTACTTTATCGATAGCTGTTTTAAATGCTGTCCTATTTGATAAATCTAAAACATTTGAAGTGAAGGTAGGTAGTTTATACTGATTCCATCCGTCAAAACCTTTTGAAGGAGCTAAAGTAAATTTCAATTGTGCTTTAGTATATCCAGTTAAAGAACTAAATTGACCAACATCATATTGTGATGAAGGAGCAGTGCTCTCTAAGTGAAATCCTTTAATTGTAACATTATCTTCTGATGGTATATATTTAAATACATCTTTTTCAACTGTATTTATTACCTTAGTGTAACTAACTTGGTCTGAAGTAAATGAAGTATAAGCTAATTCTGAAATTCCTAAAAAAGTTCTATTAACAGAATCTCCAGATAAATATGATGTTTTATAATATAAAGGTGCAGCAGTTTCTCCGCTCATTCCAACAGCTCTTTGTTTATAGCCTTTAAATCCTGCAGGTAAAGCATCTCCTGGATGTCCTTCTGACATATCAAGCGTTACAAATAGAGAGTTTCTTGGATATTCTTCATCAGTTGTACCTATAACTCTAGCTATATAGTTTCTATCATTTGGATTCATTGTTACTCCTCTAAACCTTTCTAATGCAGTTTGAAAAGCGCTAGCATCTGTATCATTAAAATCTCTAACAACAACATCGAATGTTTTTGTTACTGTATCAATATTGGTTATAGATAGTTTAATTTCTCTGTTTGCTGAGTTTCCATCAGATATTGATTGAAAAGTGAATAAATCTCTAACTTGACCACCAACAACATTAGATACAATTGTTGGAGTATAAGGATTTGTGTACGGTGACGCATAATCTGTATACGCAGTTTCTGTATCTGTATATATTAAGTTTGCAGTTAACCCAGTAACATCTCCTCTTTCTGTTGCTTCTCTTATGAAGTGAGAGTACATTAACTCTACATAAACTCCATAATCTCCAGCTATTTTTTTAGGATTTTGACCTAAAACATTTAGTATATAGTTATTTGTGCTTTCATCTAAATTTACACTTAAAGTATTAGCACTAAATGGTCCAGTAGATGCACTAAGTATAAAATTAGAAAGTGGTGCTCCACTTGTAACATTTCCAATTTCTATATCAGTTTCTGCTGTTTGTAAAAATGTTGTTCCATCATCTGATGATTTACTTCTTATTACGGCAATAGTCGCTCCACTATAGTCGGCATTAGCGCTTTCAGCTGTTATTAACCATGCTTTTGAGTTTGTAAATCCCTCTTCTCCCAACACTCTAGTTATTGATAGTTCACTAGATTGAGTTAAAAAAGAATTGGCCACATAAGGTAGTGCTAATTTTGAGTTTGTATTACCAAACCTAAAAAGAAATTCATCTGTACTTCTTATGTTTGTTGGTTCAAATGCAGGTCCTTTTTCTGTAAGGCCTACTAGTCCTAATTTTGTAAGTCCAACTCTTGATGCGAATACTGAAAAATCTTGTTCCCTAGTGTAAACTCCAGGTGATACGAATATAGTTGCCATTTGCTTATTATTTTAAATTTATAATGTTTTACAATAAATAGGATAAAAAAACATAAAACTAACATTCATCTTCCTGAATTTCTATAGAAATTTTTGTGATAGTTTGAACTCTCTCGAATTTATTGGGGTCCACTATCCTAGAATGTACAGTTAAGGGATATACTAATTGAAAATATCTATCTGCATCTATGCTGTCTACAGTATTGTCCTCTGAAGGGTCTCCTAAAACTGAAGGTATATCATAACCGTTTATTTTCATATATCCTTGTCCGTCAGAATATGTCTCTTCTAGCATTTTTTCATAAGAAATATTTACATCTTGCATGTAATGTGTGACAAATCTTAATTCATAGTCAACATCAACCCATGTTGGTTGTGGAATTTTATATATTTCATAACCGCCTAACACTCCGTCAAAAGAAGGTACTTTTATATATTTAAATTTTAACTTTTTAGGAATTGTCCTTTTTAGTGGGGAAGACCCTCTTTTTACACTAGTTCTTCTTAGTGTCATAAAAGGCATTGTAATCTCTTCTCCACTTTCATCTTTAAGGAACTTCCAATTCATTTTAAATTCAGCCCATCTTTCTTGTGTTAAAAATATAACAGGAACTTTAGACGTTTTATCTTTAGCGTCTTTGACTGTTATTCCTATATCTACAATAAAATCCCTCATACCTCCATCAACATCTTCTAATAGAAGCTTTTGAGGAAGATAATTTGTGTTTTTATAATTTTCGTCTAATCTTTTATTTATATTTCTTTGAATTGACATTGTATCTTTGTTTTTTATAAATATTAATTAATTTTATAATAGATGTTGTTTTTTACTTTTTATAATATTATATTCGTTAAAATTTAATTTTTGAAAAAAGTAAGAATTACACATAGATTTATAAGTAAACTAATAGAATGTGACCAAATACTAACATTTTCTTATTTTATAAAATTAAAATACCTTTATTCTAATTCTACTATATATGATTTTTCAATAAGAAAATCTGCAAGATTAATAAATGTTTCTCCAAATTCTATAAAACATCATTTATCCATAATGAAAAAAATGGGTATTATAAAAGTTGTTAAAAATAAAAGAGGAAAAGATAATTTAACATTTTGTTCTATAAGTAAGATAACTAAAATGTACGGAATTAGCCATAACACTAGATGTGGCTCTATAGCTTTTAATAAATCAGATAATATACAAACCATAAAAACAAGATTATATTCAAAAATTTTAATTAATAACATCAATAAGCAAAAATATACTATCAAAAGTAAGTCCAACTCGATTATGCGGAAAAAAGACCAAATAAAAAAGATAAAAGATGAAAAAATATCTTCTTCTTTATCTAGGTCAATTGAGAGTGAAAGGATAAATTTTGATACATTTATTTGTTGTGAAACTATTGGTAATATGTTCTTAAGAACTAAAATGACTGGGTATAATCAACTTTTAAAAATGACAAAGCTAGGAATCCTTTCGGCAAAAAGAAAGTGTATACCCATATTAAAATGTAATAAAGATGAGTTTAATAGGCTTTATAATTTTGGAAACTTAACAAAAGGTAAATATTATTATAACTATACAAATTCTTGTATAATGAAAAATGTTGGATTTAGCATCAACATTAGTTAGTTATATATATTTTTTTGAGGTGTGCAATT